CGCCTTCGGTCATCGACCAGGGTGTCAGCGATTTCATCCGCGTCAGGAACGCCAGCGACGTCGTCGTGATCGTCACCAGGGGCGGCTACGAGATCGAACGTCTTCGGCCGGGCGCCTCGGGGACGTACTACCTGGAGCACGAGATCCCGGTGTACGCCGCAGTCGTCAGCGGGCTTGGAGCCGTCGACGTCGTCGCGACAGCGAAGGCGGCGCTGCCCTCGGCCACGTTCGCGCGGATCAGCAACCCGTTCGAGAAGATGCCATTCACCTGCTATGGGCATTCGTTCATGGCGGCGGCCGGTGGCGCTGGGACGACCACGGGAGCCCGGTGGCCGGAGCGGATCGCCGCTCGGTTGGCGACTGGAGCGCTCGTCAATAACGCCGTCTCCGGTACGTCCATGTCTGAGATCGCGGCGCGCGCGCTGACCACCTGGACTCCGGCGACTCGTGGTCTTGTTGCGATGATGGGCATTCTCAATTCGGTGCAGTATCTGGAGGGCGCTTCGACGTGCGCCGAGTCGCTGCGGGCCGCCCTGGCGGTGCTCACGGCCTCCGCGAAGTTCGAGGAGTCCTCCACCATCTTCGCCTTCAACGGGACGTGGGTAGCCGGGCCTACCACTAACGTCAGCGGCAGCGCCAGCAAGCGGACCACTACTGTGACGGACAGCGTTGATGTCTACCTGGCAACCGGGTCCGGTTATCTGATCACCCAACTTTCCGCGTCTTCGGGTGGAACGATCGTCGCGACCGTCTCCGGAACCGGAGCGGTAGTGGGGACCTGGTCGACCAACGGGCACGCACCGCACACCACGCCGGGGCCGATGGTCCTGGGTGTTTCCGGGCTTGCGGCGGGCGTTACAGTCCGGTTTACCCTGACGGCTGGCACCGGTTTCACCGTCGACGGCCTGCTGGTTCCGAACACAACGAACCCACCGGTCATCGTTTTCGGGCAGGAAGGGCCGTGTAACGTCTACACGGGGGCTTCGGCGGCGAACACGGTGGACGTGAACCGTGCCCTTCAGGCCTCCTACGGGGCGGCTTGCGATGCGGTCATCGTTGATTTCCCGAGCGTCGTGAATGTTCGCGCCCTCGCCAGCGGCTGGCTGGTTGATGACTACACGTGGGTCGGCGATGGCACCCACCCGAATGATGCGGGGCAGGTCTTTCTGGCCGACATCGCACAGCGTGCCTTACAGGAGGCGGTGATCGGCGCTCGCGACGGGCTGAACTTGATCACCGCGTCGCCCATGGTCGTGGAGGGAATGAGCGGGTACTACGTCGGAAGCCCCACGGTTCCGCCGACGCCCACGTTGTTTTCTGCGGTCGGTGTTGTCAGCACGCAAGCGAACCTGTACGGGAGCATTCCGTCTACAGGTGGGTCCGCGATCACCGGGTACAAATGGCAATACCGTACGACCGCTGGTCCGGGCGCTTGGACGGATCTGCCGGGCTCGGCGACCGCCGTTACCGTCGCGACCGGCTTGACAAACGGCACGTCGTATGACTTTCGGATGGCCGCGACAAACGCTGTCGGTGACAGCGCATGGTCGGCTGCGGCCACCCCGACCGTGGTGTACGCCTACGACCTGTTCACCCGGGCGAACGCATCCAGCCTCGGAACGAGCACCAGTGGCACGGCGTGGACGTCGACGGCGGCGAACGGAATCGTCTCCAACATGGCGGGAGGTTCCGCTACGGTGACGGCCAACCCGTCAGTGATCGAAACGTCGCAGGCGACGTGCACCGTTCAGGCGCTGGTGGCCGCTGCGGGGTCTGTCGGGATCGTCGGGCGCGCAACGGATATCAGCAACCATTTCATTTTCACTGGATCGGTGACCGGCGCCTGGCAGTTGTATAAGCGGGTGGCTGGGGTGTTTACCTTGCTTCTCGACGCGGGGATTGTGGTTCGGACGGGCGACGTCCCTCAGATGGTGTTCAGCGGGAACACGATTACGGTCAAGTTGAACGGGGTGACCATCGGAGCCGTTACTGACGCCTTCAACAACACCGCGACCAAGGCGGGTATCCGGATGAGCGATGCTCCGGGCCGGTTGGATGACTTCTTCGTCACCGCGTGAACCACCGTAGGATGACCAGTAGCGCACCATTCACGAAAGGCATCATCCATGACTGAGGCCCGTCCTTCTGGCGCCCTTCTCACCTGCGTCATCCCCGCGCCGCCGAAGCGTCCGCTAATCAGGACTGTTGAGGACGCCGTGCGCTACGGCGGCGGTAGTCAGGCTCCGGGGAGGTGGAGCAAGGTATTCAATCCGGTTCGGACTCGCTGGCAGGACTCGAATCGGGAGAATTTCGAGCGTTCGATCGCCGCGCAGGATGCTGCCGAGGCGGCTGCTCGCGGCGGGGCGATGTCCGCTGTTGGCCACCTGTGGCTGGCGAAGGTCGACCTGGCCGGGAATCAGTATGACCTGGGGTTGGCTTCGTGCCGGGTTATCACCACGACTGGCGTCAACTTTATTGTGGATGCGTTCCAGGGGCTGGTCGAGCCGGAGAATATGAAATACCACGGCCTTGGTACTGGCGGGTCGGCTGAGGCTGTAGGCAACACCGCGTTGACGACGGAATTGACCACCCAGTATTCCACGTCGAACACTCGCCCGACGGGGTCGCTGGGTGAGCAGGCCGGTAACGCGAACGTGTACGAGACCATCGCTACCATCACCGTCTCCGCCACGGTGGCCGCCACCGAGCATGGGATCTTCTCGCAGGCCGCGACCGGCGGCGGAGTCATGCTGGACCGGACGCTGTTCTCCGTGGTCAACCTTGCGTCCGGTGAAAGTTTGCAGTCCACGTATCAACTTTCAATGTTCGCGGGGTTTTAGCCCGTATGTTCTACTTTATCCGATAGGAGGGCGGCGACATGGCCAGCCTGATGCCCTCCGGGTCTCCGGAGACCTTCACTGGCTCCGACGGATCAGCGCCGAACGCGACGAACGTCGCCGTCACGTACGCGGACGGGTCCGGCGCGATCACCGTCCAGTCCAACACCATGCGTCTGCGGACCGGGACGGCGATCAACAACCGGATATCTGTCCGGCTGACCGGCGTTTCTGTCGCCGATGGGGAACTGGTCTTCACCCACACCCTGGTCAACACGTCTTACCCGTACGTAATCCTGCGGGGCGGAAGCAACTTGGACTCCGGGAACGGGTACCTGTTCACCCTGGAGGCAGCCGACATGACCCTGATCCGGCATGTCTCGTACGCCGGGCCGGACCTGGTCACCATCACCCACGGGTTCACTCTCGGGCAGACCGTCAAGACCAGGGTGTCGATCTTCGGCCAGGTCATTCGCGCTCGCACATGGTTGGCGACCGACTCGGAGCCGACGTCGGCCTGGCAGATCACCTACACCGACCCGACCGGCTCCGGTGGTATCTCAGCGGCCGGAATGATGGGCTGGACGACGGCGGCGGCGTCGGCCGGGGCGAAAGACTGGTTCATCGACGACGTCGACGCCAAGGACACCCTGACTCCCACGCAGGCGACCCTGCTGGCGACCGCGTCGATCACCCCTTCTGCCGCTCTCGTCAAGACTATGCCGAAGATATTCGCCGCTGGAGTCAGCCCGGCGGGGGCGCTCGCCACGATGCGAGTCGTCGTGCGGTTGTTCACCGCCGGGGTAAGCCCGGCGGGCGCGCTTGTCAAGGCGCTGCCCCGAACGTTCGCGTCGTCGATCAGCCCCTCCGCTGTCATGGTGAAGCAGGACCTGAAGGCGTTCGCGAGCCTGATCATCCCCGTCGCGGCGTTGAACAAGAGCCCGGCCAAGAAGTTCACCGGCGAGGTCTCACCATCTGGTAGCGCGGTCGCGCTGTTTGTTGGCCGGATCTTCGGCCGTCCGGGAATCGTCGTGATGTCTCTGATCACACGGTCCGAGGTCCGCATCCGGCACAGGAAAGGCTGACATGGCATGATCGACAGCAACCGGCATCCCGTGTACGTCGGCCAGAGAATCCTGGTCGAGATCGAGTACCGGCTGAATGGCAACCCCACCGACCCGACGATCGTCCAGTACACCTACCGGTCGCCGCTGGGCGTCACCGCCACCGTGACCTACCCCGATGAGGCATTCATCCGCCGGTCGGAAGGTTTGTACGACGCCAGCATTCTGGTGGACGAGCCGGGCACCTGGATCATCCGCGGCGAAGGCGCCGGGATCGTTGACGGCGTAAATGAACTGGCCCAGGAAGTCCTCGCGAGTGGATTGAGTGGATAATGGACGAGAACAGCAACCAGGAGGACATCATGGCCCGCACCGGAGCCACGAAGCCATCAGTACCAGACGTCGAACCGGTTATCGATTTCATGGCTGAAGCCCCGCCCGCTCGTCCGTACGGCGACGCGATCACCGCTGAACATCGTGCGCTATTGGCTGCCAACGGCGTTAATGTCGCGGCGGCGTCCGGCGAATGAGCATCGAAGCGATCGTCGCTAACGGCCGCCGACTTATCGGTACGTCGTTTCTCGATCGCGCCCGCATCCAGGACCGGACGATGGTTCGGGACACCAGCGGCGGCCAGAAGGAGACGTTCACTGAACGGGGTGTCACCATCGAATGCCGGTTCGTCACCCCGAAAGACGACGATCCGATCTTGAAGGTGGATAGTGTCTTCGGGCCAGCGACGATGGTGCTGCTGATGCCGCTTGGCACCGTGTTCGAGGAGGGCGATCGGGTCCGGAATCTCATTGACAGCAGCGTCTTCCAGATCACACGAGACGTGAGCGTCCCCTCTGAACTGGCTGTTCTGATGCGCGCCGGAATCCGGGAGGTGTAACCGTGGCCGGGTGGAAAGTGAAGTTCAATCGGCTCGGCGCGGTCGCGAAGGCTATGCCACGCGAACTTGGTGATGGCGTCACCGAGGTGGCGGAAGCGATGGCCCGGGAATTGAAGACGACCCTGTGGGTCGACACCGGGGTGGTCCGTCGGGTCACCACGGAACGGGATCAGGGGACGCTGCATTCAGAGGTCGCGGTCGGCTGGTATTTGGCTCACGGTTTCTACTCTGGTTTCCAAGAGTTCGGTGTTGCCAGCCGAGGTATCCCAGCCAGGCCGATCGTGGCTCCGACCGCGCATATCTACGAACCGAAGTACGCGCTGGAGATGGCGGAAAAAGTGAAGGACGCCTGTGATGCGACGTGATCGAAACCGTAGAGATCGCCGAGGAATGGCTGTATGCCACGCTGAGTACTGACACAGCACTGGCCGCACTTGTCAGCGACCGGATTTCCGGCACGCTGAGTCCCGAACTGCTGGTCATGCCGTACGTGACTTTCTTGATGCAGTCCAGCCGCGACGTGTCAGCCGTTGGTGGGATCAGGATTTCCACTGACAACCTTTACATCGTCAAGGCCGTCGCTCAGACCAGCACGTGGGATGACCTGACGCCGATCGCCAGCCGAATCGATTACCTAATCCACCGGCCTGGCTCCGTCATGATCGAAGGTGGTGGATCGCTGACGTGCACTCGGGAGAGAGTGCACCAGTTGGCGGAAGTCGATGAGGGGCTGCAATATCGGCAACTCGGCGGCGTCTACCGAATCCGCGCGAGCGCGGACTGAATGAGATGAGAAGAAACATGCGCACCAAGATCAATCCGTTGGCGCCCGCGCTGGCTGTGGGCGCCGCGCTTGTCCTGGTCGGGACTGTCGCTTTCGCCGCACCATCGCGGCTGGCGGTCGTGCCTGCCAACCCGACGCAGCAGGAGGCGCTGGACGGGTTGGACACGGCCCGGCTGTATATACAGCAGCATCCTGACGCCTCGTTGCCGACCACGCCTCCGCCGACCGCGAGCACTGATCCAGCAAATTTCTCAGCCACGGCCGGTGACCAGAAGATCGTCCTTGCGTGGGCGAAGCCGCTCGGCGGCACACCGACCGGATACATCTACGGGCGCAACGGTATCGACAGCACCGGCTATGGTGCGTACACCTCCCCGGTCCAGTCCGCGACGACTTTCACGGTCACTCTCGATAAGTTGATCAACGGAACGGCTTATCAGGTGTTCGTCGAAGCCGTTTATGCCAGCGGCAACAAGCGGGCCACCCTGACTCGCACGCCGACGGGAACTGCTACGCCGACCGCTGCGCCGACGGGAACTGCTACGCCGACCGCTGCGCCGACGGGAACTGCTACGCCGACGGGAACCGCTGGCACCCGGCCATCTGGGTTGGCCTGGTCATCGGGCGTCTGGGCGAACGAGGACCGGACCGCGACTCAGCGTTTCAAGACCGAGGTCCGTGGCGGGCTCCAGTTGGACAACCTGTTGGTCTACACCTGGCGCGACTCGATGGCGAACCAGAACCTCCCGGCCATGTACCGCGCCGGTCTGCCAGCAGACTTTGATCCGGCCACCCAGGACCTCGTGCTGGCGCTGACTACCTGGACCGCCGATGGCGCTTCGATGACCAACGCGCAAGCACGGGGCATCGGGACGTCGATCTGCGGTGTCGACTCCAACGCGATCGTCCGGCTCGACTGGGAGATGAACCTCAACGATGGGGCCGGATCGAACGGTGCGGCGCTGACGTCGTCTAACTATTCGGCGTGGGTGGCCCGGTTCCGGGCCGCCGCGACTGGGCTGAAGGCTACCTGCCCCGGCATCCGGATCGACTTCAACCCCAACCACGGGGCGGACCAGACGCCCGGCTGCAATACGTCGCCGGTGGCAACCCAGTGTTCTCGCCGGGCTTTCCAGGCGTTGAAGGATGTCATCGATATCTTCGGGATCGATCGTTACGACTCGTTCCCGCCCGTCACAGCGTCCGGGTCTGGCTGGTCCAGCCACCTGAACGGCTTCAACGAACTCGACGAGTCCCGGACATACGCGCTGGCGAACGGCAAGAAGTGGTCGGTCCCGGAGTGGGGCTTGTGGGTGTCCAGTAATAGTGGTGGCGGGGATGACCCGGAGTACATCGAACGGTATTTCACGTACTTCGCTGCACATAGCGCTGACATCGCGTACGAGACGTACTTCAATGAGCCGAACTCGTACATCGTTTCCGACCTGCTGGATCACAACCCCAATGGCCGGGCCCAGTACCGGGCCAGCATCCTAGCCTCCTAGCACTGCTCTGGCACACTAGGCTAGAGCACGTAGATGACGCCCCCGAGCGTCTATAGCAGAAGTAGGTGGACGTCATCGCAGAGCGATCATCAGTTACCCAGAGTGTCCAGATTGGCGTAGAAACCGTCCCTGGCACTGCCGTCGCGGCAGGGAAACGACTCGGATCGATGGGCTTCAAGATCGGCCCGAGTATCGATCCGAAGCCCCTGACGGTCATGGGAGCCAAATACCCCACCGTCATCATCCCCGGCAAGGAACTGACTGAGGCGGACATTTCCGGTTCGGCGGTGTATACCGAGTTGCCCTACGCATTCTCCTCGGTCGTTTCCGCCGCAGTGGTGACCGCGATCATGGACGGCGCCACCCCAACGTTGGCATCCCGGTGGGTGTTCACTTCAAACACGTTCGGCGATGACGCTCCGAAGACCTACACGGTCGAGCAGGGGTCGGCGTTTCGAGCGCATCGGTTCTCCAACGCGATCATCACCGAATACACCTGGTCATGGTCGCGTGAAGAAATCGAACTCGGCGGCACGATGATCGGCCGGGCGATCGAGGATGGCGTTACCTTGACGGCGACGCCTACTCTGCTCCCGCAGATACCGGTCCGGCCAGCGGAATTGTCGGTGTACATCGACTCCACGGCGGCCGGTCTGGGGACGACCAAGCAGTTGCGCACCCTCAAGGGCGAATGCAACATCAGCGACAGGTTCGAGCCGCTGTGGGTAGTGGACGCCGCGCAGGCATCCTTCGTATCCACGGTCGAGGGTGAGCCGACTGTCGAGTTCAAGATCACTCAGATGGCCGATACCCAGTCGGCCGCGAACCTGGTCGCGATGCGCAACGGGACCACGAAGTTCCTCCGGCTGCAAGCCATCGGGCCGGTCATCTACACCAGCGCCACTCCGCTGACTGTCACTCACTCGTGCACGTGGGACGTGGCCGGGCAGGTTGTGGACGTGAAGCCGTTTGAGGATGAGGACGGTGTCTTCGCCATCGAATACACCTTCCGGGCCATCCATGACCCGACGTGGGCGAAAGCGTTCCAGGTCGAGGTCATCACCACTACCACCGCGCTGTAAGGGGACCCGTACATGAGGATTGATGAAGCGCTCGCTGAATCGAAGCCGCTGGCTGTGAAATTCAGCGGAGCCGTGCTCAACATCGAGTATCGGCCACCGGCGTACACCATCCGTCAGATGACGGAGGCGGCGGCCGACAAGGACAATCCTGAGGCTCTGGTGAGGATGCTTCAGGACATCGTCATCGGCTGGGATCTGACCCGAATCGAGAAGTACTTCAGTGGCGACATCGGTTCCGAGCCGTTGGAACGCGAGGTCCCAGTCGACGTCACCAACCCCGATGACGTCCGCGATTACGTCCCGAACAACATCATCATGGGGATCATCAAGGCGATCCGGCAGGACAACGATCCTTCGGGGGAATGAAGGCCCTCCGCCGCTACCTGGTGACGGATGGGGCGATGGGCGAAGTTCCGGAGTGGTTTTCGCTCATCACCGCAGCGCGCTACCTCGGTGTACCCCCGTGGGATCTGGCTGTGCGACCGGCTTGGTGGATGCATGTCGCGCTTGCGGCGCAGTCGGCGGAGAACGCCGCTAGCAAGAGGAAGCAGGTAAATCGCCATGCCGACGGTGGCTGAACTAGACGTCCAGATCAACGCCAAGGACGATGCCTCCGCCACCATCATGGCGCTGGATGCGCTGTTGAAAGACCTGGACGGCGACGACGTCGACATCGACATCAACGCGAATACCGCTGCGGTGCAGGAGAAGATCCGCGAACTCCTGGCCCAGTTGCGGGAACTGGAGAACAGCGACCCGGACATTGACGTCACCGCCGATGTCGCCAGGGTAAAAGCGGAGATCGCCGACCTATTCGCGTCGCTGCGGGAACTGGACTCCGCCGACCCGGACATCGACATCGACGTCAATACGGCCGGGGTGCGGGCGGAAATCGATGCACTCCTGGCCCGGCTGAGGGAACTGGACGCTTCCGACCCGGACATCGACATCGATATCAACACGGGTGGGGCGAGCGCCGAACTAGTCCGGTTGCGCGCGGAACTGAACGCGTTGCGGGATGAAACGATTCGCATCCGCGTTAACTCTGACGAGGTGCGCCGCGCCTCATCGGATATGAACCAACTGCGGAACTCGACCACACAGGCTGGCCGGTCTATGCGGCCTTTGACCGCCGCTGTCCTCGCGCTGGGTACAGCACTGATCCCGATCGGTGCTGTTGGTGTCGGCGCGATCATGTCCTTGGTGACGGCTTTCGCGGCGGCCGGTGTCGGAGCCGGGCTGTTCGCCGCTGTCGCGATCACCGCTTTCACACCGGTCAGGGCGGCGCTGAAGGACCTGAAGTCGGCACAGGAGGAATACAACAAGGCCACCACCGACGCGGAACGGGATGCGGCACTCGCGAAGACTAAAGCCATCATGGACGAACTGGACCCGTCCATACGGAAAATGGTCCAGTCGGTGCTCGATTTCAAGACCGCGTGGCGTGATTTCGCTGAGCAGTTCCGGCCGCAGATCTTTCAGATCGCGCAGGAGGGGCTGGCCGGGTTGACCGCTCTCCTGCCGTCGCTGGCTCCGATGGTGCAGGGCGCGGCGGACGCGTTCCTGTCGCTGGAGCGTTCGCTCATATCGTCCTTGGGTAGCCCTTGGTGGCAGTCCTGGATGACCCTGATGGGCTCGGTGATGCAGCCACTCATCGAGGGCCTTGGCCGCAGTTTCGGCAACCTGATCACAGGGTTCGCGGCCCTCATGGCTGCGTTCATGCCGTTGACGCTGGACTTCACCGGCGGTATGGAAGCGATGAGCCTGTCCTTCGCGAACTGGGCGAAAGGCTTGCAGGACAACAAGGGGTTCCAGGACTTCGTCGCTTACATCCGGGAGAACACGCCGCTGGTGCTGGCGTTGATCGGTGCGATGGCCGACGCGTTCGTCGCGCTGGTCATCGCTGGTGCTCCGCTCGGCGAGGCCCTAGTCATCATCGCCACCAACATGTTCAACATGATCGCCGCGTTCGCGGAAGCGAATCCAGCGTTGGCGACCGCCGTCCTCGCGATGATCGCGATCGGCGCGGTGGTCGTCAAACTCACTGGGCCGCTCCTAACGATCGGGAGGCTGTTCCTCATCCTCGGCTCCGCGCTTACCTTCGTAGCGCAGGGGCTGCTGGCTCTGGCCGGGTACTTCGTCGCCGGAGCCGCTGCCGCAGGAATCCTCGTTGTCGCCGTTCTCGCGATCATCGGGGCGCTGATCTACGCCTACTTCCATTTCGAGGCGGTCAGGAACATCGTCGATCAGACCGCAACCGCGATCGCGACGTTCGCGACGACCGTCTACACCGCGATCGTGAGCGGGCTCGGTGCGGCGGCCACCTGGTTGACGGCGACGTTCGGTCCAGCGGTGGAAGCCGTGATGACTTTCGTGATCGCGCAGTTCGAGAAGATCAGAACGTGGGCGCATGAGAACAGCGCGACGTTCCAGCAGGCGTGGCAGACCATCCTGGACTTCATTGCATTCGTGATGGCCGGTATGGGCACGGTTATCACTAACGGCCTGACCGTCATCCAAGCCGTCTGGACCGCTGTCTGGCCCCTCCTGTCGGAGATCCTGCGTGGCGTGTGGGTGGCGATCCAGGGGGTTGTGACCGGGGCCCTGGACATCATCCTGGGGACCATCCTGTTCTGGGCTGGTGTGCTGGCGGGCGACTGGACGGCTATGTGGGATGGGCTGTTGCAGATCGCGACTGGCATGTGGGAAATGATCGCCGGAGTCTTCACCGGCGGGTTCATCATTCTCCAGGCTATTGCCAGGGCCGCCGAAGCGGTGCTAATGGCGACTCTGCAACTGCTCTGGACGGGGATCGTCGAGGGGTTCTCCGCCGCGTGGACAACAATCACCCAGGGGGCGACTGCCGCCTGGACGGGGATCACCACGGCCTTCGTCGCTGGGCAGACCGGAATCCAGGCTGGTGTCAACGGTTTCTGGACCGCCGTCCTGGAGATCTTCCTGGCCGGTTGGAATGAAATCGTCGAGGGGGCGACTGCCGCCTGGACGGGGATCGCCACGGCCTTCGTCGCTGGGCAGACCGGAATCCAGGCTGGTGTCAACGGTTTCTGGACCGCCGTCCTGGAGATCTTCCAGGCCGGTTGGAATGAAATCGTCGAGGGGGCGACCGTCGGCTGGACGTTGATCCAAACGATTTTCGTCGCTGGGCAGACCGGAATCCAGGCTGGTGTCAACGGTTTCTGGACCGCCGTCCTGGAGATCTTCCTGGCCGGTTGGAATGGGATCGTCGAGGGGACGACCGCTTTCTGGACGACGCTGACCATGCTGACAACCGCTGCGATGACGGGCATCCGAACGGTGATCACTACGGCGATGACGGGCATCCAAACGGTAGTCACCGCTGGCTGGAACGCGATCCTCCGCGCAGTCGAGGTGGCTCTGGCCGCCATTCTGGACGCCATCACCGCGGGGATGGCCGATGATGTCGCCGAAATCAACAACGGAGTCGAACAAATGGTCCAGGCTGTCACTGGAGCGGCCGGACGGTTCTTCGCCGCCGGGGCGTCATTGATGGAGAACTTGGCGCAGGGGATCGCTTCTGGGATCGGCCAAGCAGTCGGTGTCGTCGGCGACGCCATCGGCCAGTTGACCTCCTTGCTCCCGGGCAGCCCGGCCAAGACGGGTCCGCTGTCCGGCCAGGGGTACGCGCTGATCCGTGGCCAGCACCTGAGCGAGGACCTGGCGACAGGCATCGCCAGCCGGGCCGGAATGGTGGCGCGGGCGGCCGGTGACATTGCCGACTTGATGACCTTGAACACGGACTCGGGGGCAGCGTTCAATGCCATCGCCAGAGGGACCCCAACCGGCGGCGGGGGCGGGGGTTATACCATCACGATTGCACCGGGAGCGATTGTGTTGCAGGTCGGCGACGGTGTCACCGCTGGTGAAGCCCGGGAAGCGTTCGACGGCGCGGCGGCATCGCTCGCGGACGAACTGCTGACAGCCCTCCGGAGGAGATAGACCGTGGCCACCACGATCACCACCACGAACCATGGCGACGGCCTTCAGGGCAGTCCGGACAAGCGGCTGGACCTGGCGCCGGACGGCACCCTCTGGGCGCTTATCGTCGCACAGGGCAACCCCGGAACAGCGAAATTCTTCCGCAGTTCCAACGGTGGTGCGACCTGGACGTACGCCAGCGGAAGCGACATCTCCCTCGGCCAGTCCAGTGCGGTGCCGTCGTTCTTCATCGACGCGGACGGGTACGCGCACGTTTCGTGGATCAAGTGGAACGCGAATCCGCAGGTCGTGATCTACGCCCGGGGCAAGCCCACCGGAACCGCGACTACGGATAGGGGGTGGTCCTGGACGAACCTGACGATCAGCCCGGCCAGTGGCCGTACCGGCGTGGACTCGGATCTGGTGGCGTTCCGTTCCGGGACCGGTTGGGTGGCGTTCGTGGCGTACGGGCTCGGCTCCGGAAACGGTTGCCAGGTCGCTCGGGTCACCATCACCGCCAGCGGTGCGCTCGCCGTCGGTGCGACCACCATGGGCCCGTCGACGGGCCTGGCCGCGTGGCAGTTCGGGTCGATCGAGTTCAACCACACCGGTGACGGCAAGACCGCCGCCGCCCTTCCGCACATCTACCTCTGCTCGGCGGTGCAAGGCACCAGTGCACCGGTCCGGGTGCAGCGGGCGCTGTACTCGGGTGGTTCCTGGACGTGGGAAGCGCCGGTGACCGCCGCGACCGGCGACGTTGTCAACACCACCATGTGCACCGTGTGGGACGGCGGGCTGCTGATGACGGCGGTCGCCCTGACCAGCGCGACCATACTTGTGTCGGAGTGGGACGGTGCGGCCGGATCGGTGACGGCCCGTAACCCTCCGGCGGCGCCCGGCGGTACCGGCAACGTCCTGGGGCTGAGCCTGGCCGTCGATCCGGCCACCGACGATGTCTACCTGGCGTACTACGACGCAACCGACGGTGACATCCGCTGGTCCAAGTTCACCCGGGGCGCGAACACCTGGTCGGCGTGGGCGGTCGCCGTTGCCCAGGGCGTACCCGGCGGGGACGGGAAGGTTTCCCTGGTCCGCCATCCCAGCCGTGACTCCGTGGACATGATCTTCGCGCAGGGTTCGGGTGGTTCCTGGACGGTCCTGTCGCAGCAACTGGTGGCCCTGGTCCGGACGTCGGGGGCCCCGACGCTTGTCAGCCCGGCCAACGGGGCAGCGTTGGACCTGGCGGCCGGGGCGACGTTCACGTGGACGTACAACCCGGTCTCCCCCGGCGACACCCAGCAGGCGTGGGCGTTCAAGCGGGTGGAGGGTGCGACCACCGAGTACTGGAACGCGACGAGCCAGTCCTGGTCAGGGACGATCATCTGGAACACCACGGTCGCTGCCACACCGACCAGCGCGGTGTTCACCGCAGGCAAATGGACGAACGCTACCACGTACACCTGGACGGTCGCGACCCGCTCCAGCACTGGCTCCGACTCGGCGTTCGCTGCTGTCCGGACCGTGATCGCGACGACGGCGCCGGTTGTTGTGGTGACCGCGCCATCGGGGATGACGTTTGCGGACTCCAGCCCGAACGTCGTGTGGACGTACACCTGCCTGGACGCGCAGCGTGACTACCGGGTGCGGATCATTGAGGAGCAGGCCGGGATCGATCCGGATGTCACCACTCCCGTCTGGGATTCTGGTGTGGTGTCCTCGGCGATCGGCCGTTTCGTCCGGGTCGGGGTCAGCCTGACGAATGGCGCGGCGTACCGGGCGTATGTGAAGTCCACGAGTAGCGCGGCCGTCGCATCCGCGTGGGCCTACAGCCAGTTCGTCATCAGCATCGTCGCCCCCAATGGCCCGCTCGTCGAAGTCATCGACGAAATCCATTACGGCACCGATGTTCCCCGCGCCCGCCTGGACTTGCTGGCTCGCTCGTCCCTGCTGACCGCAGCGCAGGACGTCGGCTCCGGCGGTTGGGAGGACGACACGAACAGCACGATCCTTCAGCAACTGGCCGATACGACGAACCAGTTGCTGCCCGGCATCAAGGTCACCAGTGTGGCTAGCGGGCTGATGGGTGTGCGGACCGTCCCCGGGAGCCCGCCACTGGCACCGTATGGGCAGGCGCAGCCTCCCGGACCGCTGTCCTTCCCGACGGTGGCCGGGATCGTGTACACCCTGGTCGGCTCGGTGAAAGCCGCTGCCACCAGCCGGACCGCGCGTGCTCGCCTGCGCTGGTACGACGCGGACGACGGCACGGGCGCACTGATTTCGGAGTCTGTTGGTGACGCGGTGATCGTGACGTCGGGCGCCTACACGCAGACGGTGCTGACCGCTACCGCACCGGTCGGAGCCGTCCTAGCGCGGGTAGTATTCGAGATCCTGGGACCCACGGCGGCCGGTGAGATCTTCTACATCGCTGAGATGTCGTTCGCTCCAGGCCGCTCCACGAATTATCAGCCGGGTGGGTATTCGGCGACTCAGACGATCCGTGTGGAGCGCTCCGACGATGATGGCGTGACCTGGAAGGAAATCCTGTCCCGGGTCAAGCCGTCGCTGGCGCAGCAGGCGATCGCCACCGACCGGACCATGCCGTTCGGGGTCGACGTGAAATACCGCGCGTACACGGATGTTGATCCTGGCCTGGGTGCCGTGTTCACCAGCGCGGTCAGTCTGATTTCGACCATCAATTTGGACGCGGACCGTTGGGCCATCCGGGACCCCACCGATGACGACGGTGAGATCTACGCTTACGTTGTCGGGCACAGGCGTTCCGATGACGAATCCTCAAGTGTGCACCGTCCTGCTGGCAGGGAGTTCCCGATCGTCGACACCGAGGGGCAGCAGGCTGCCGTCGGGATGCTTAGCGTTTTCGTTCCCGTCGCGGATATCGATTCGGCGGTCCTCGTGCTGCGCCGGACGGTTCCGATGATTGTTCAGGGGCCAACTGGAATGATATTCCTGGCCCGCCTGCTACGCCGTGACTATAAGGTCGAGGCGCTCCGGCATCGGGTTATCGATATCGATTATGTTGACATTCAGGAGGCGCTGTAGCCGTGTGGTCGACGACGCCTGAGTTCTCCGCCGCCCTTCTTGAATCTTCGCGGACGTGGAAAACGAAGATGGAAGTCCTGTACGCGGACGAGATCGTCACCTCTCTGGACGTCATGGTCTCCGGTTATATCGGCCTGGACGACATCGCCGTCCGGCGGGAACTGCATACCACCATCGTTGATGCGGACGGGGTTATGACGCCCGCGCAGGCGACGGACCTGCTGACGCCCAAGGGCACCGAGATCCGTGTCTACCGCGGCCTTTACGTCGGCGCCGACTACGAGTGGGTGCCGATGGGGGTTTTCGGAATCGTCGAACCTGAGGTGAGATCGCATTCAGATGGGACGGTCATCGAGATCAAAGGTTTCGACCGGGTCGACAAGTTACGGGCGCTACATTTCACCGATCCGTGGGTGATCCCGGACGGCACGAATTTCGCGACAGCGATCGGCGCTATCGTTACGTCGAGGATGCCAACCGTCCCGGTTCGTCTCGCTCCGTCGACGTACACCACCCCGGCCATCACCTTCGACCGGCTGTCTTCCCCGTGGGACGCCATCAAGGTCCTGACCCAAGCCAGCGCAACGGTCGCGTATTTCGACCAGTTGGGAACGTTCGTGGTGGAGCCAGCCGTCGGCGTGCGAACAGGGATCACTTACGGCATCGGTGAACGTTCGCTGCTGATGACTAGCAGCAGGAAGTTCCTACCGACCGTCAGCGTCTACTCCGGGGTCATCGTGCGGGGTGAGCACCCGGACAAGACGCCGGTCCGAGTGGAGAAATGGGATGTCGACCCGGCGTCGCCGACATACTCCGACGGGCCTTTCGGACGGCGCCCCTACGGCATCTATAGCCAGGCCGTCATCACCACGCCGCAGGCGCAGGCGCTCGCCGATGAAGCGCTGCCTCGGGTGACCCGGATGAAACAGGAATGCGAGATCACCACGCGTGGACATCCCGGCCATGAAGTCGGCGACATCATCACCATTGCCGACCCACGTTCGCGCACCAACGGCGACTACCAACTGATCACCGCGACGATCCCGTTGAAGAACGAGCAGGGGGCACACACTCGCCTGCGCTGCAAGGAGGCATAGCCTCCACCGGACTCGGTAGAGCCCTCCTTACGTAGCAACGCTAACGTAGGGTCGAGGGCACCACTAACGTAGGGAAACAGTGTGGAACGTGCAACGGACATCGCTAATCTCGCTGACCACATGGCGGATTCATCACCGGTCGCTACGCTACGCATCGCTGTCATCACCGCAGTACAGGCGAGCGTGGGGCGGCGAGTGCAGACCAACGCTACGGACGCTGCGTGGATACCCCGCTCCGAGGACACTACGTTAGCGGTCGGCGATCGAGTGTGGCTGCTCCAGCAGGGGGCAACGTTCGTCGTCGGAGGTCGCCTGTCAGGGGAACCGGGAGCGGTCCCCTTGGGGGCGGTGATGCCGTTCGCTGGTGCGACCGCCCCCGACGGCTGGCTGGCCTGCGATGGGGCTGCGGTATCGCGCACCACGTACGCGGGGCTTTTCGCGGTCATGGGTACTGGGTACGGAGTGGGTGACGGCAGCAGCACGTTCAACGTTCCGGATCTGCGCGAGCGGGTGCCGGTCGGTACGGGTCCTGGCCGGGCTCGCGCCGCGACTGGTGGTGCTGCGACGGTGGCCCTGTCGACGGCGAATCTGCCTGCCCACGATCACAGTTCGGCCGGTACCCACTCCCATGGCCTGAGCAGCATCGGTGGGGTGTTCGTCACCGCCGGTGGTGCTGTCGCTGCGCTCGCCAGCACGGCGGGAACGTGGGTGACGGACTCAGGCGGCAGCCATACTCACTCATCGGTAGGATCAGGGACGGCGCACGAGAATATGATGCCGTTCGTCGTTTTGCTGTACGCGGTCCGTGCTCTGTGATTTTCGGAAGGACTCTGATGGCCACGCCCCGCCGACGCTATCTGAGGCGTCTGCCTCTGATGGTCGGTGAGTACCCGCTGGAAATAGGGATGGTCGGCTACGCCGTCCTGTCGATCATCAATCTGGTAACAAATTGGGCTCCGTCCAACGCTCTGCGTGCGCTGCCCGATATGCTGGAGATTGTCTGGGCGATCCTGATGGGACTCGCCGCCGTCACCATAGCCAGTGGACTGGTGGTCAATAGGTTCGCCGTCGTCTCTACCGGGATGTATCTATTCGCAACGATTCTCGTGGCCTACTCCATTGCCATCGTGAGCGCCAGCGGCTGGCAGCGCGGGGGCGCCATCGCCGGGTTCCTCGCCATCATCGGCATCGTCTGCTTCCTGCGAGGATGGTGGCTCAAGGAACAGGAGGCCGCGCTGATCAACGAGATCGAGCGCAAGGATGCCTAAATGAGCCCCACGTCCGATCCCGTGATCGTCGGGATCTTGGCCCTCCTGTCTTCAGGTGGGGCCAAATTGATTTACGACGCTAGTAGGCAGTGGCGGAGCGCTCCGCCACGCGCGGTCCGCTCCCAGGGGATCGTGGACGCGAACATCGCCACGGTGGCCCGCGCCCGCGACGAACTCGAAGAGGACAACATCCGCCTGCGTATGATCCTAGGGGAGGAGCGCAAGCAGCGGACGGAGGTGGAGCGCTTGCACACCGAAGAACGAGCGCGCTGGCTCACCGACCAGAGGCGCCTGCGCGCCGACGTGAACCGCCTGGAGATGCGCCTGCGTAGCGAACAGGCCGACGCCGCTGCCCGATACGATGCCCTGCTGGAGCAGGTCCACCGGCTGCGCTTGCGAGCCAACACGGAGGAAACCTGATGGCCACTAAATACCCAGCCGCCCGCTGGCGCCCACTGTCCACCACACAGGGCCAGCCCCGGATGCAGTCCCATGACCTGATCGTTATGCACACCATGGCCGGGTACCTCACCGGCACGGATGCCATGTTCAAGAGGAACGGCTGGTCCGGTACCGAGTCCCATTTCGGCGTTGGCGGCGCATGGGGCGGCGACCGGACAGCCGGACGCGATGGTGTCGTCTACCAATGGCAGGACACCGAATTCCGGGCGGACGCGAACCTGGACGCGAACCGGTGGGCGATCAGCATCGAGACCGCCGACAACGCGCCGCTGCGGGCCAGGGACATCGAAGC